TGATTGAGTGCCTTGATAGATTTGTGGAGGTATGAAAGATTTAATTTTTTATTTAAATCCATCAAACCGCAAGGTGCAAACGTGATAGAATCTGCGGCAAATCTCATGCCACCTTGCATTGGGTCTGGACCACCAGCAAACGATATAAAACCTTTTGGATTGTAGAGATAGTATTCAATATACTCACCGAAGTCATACGCTTGTGCATTCTGGGGATTAGCATTTCTGTCCAGAAGTTGCTGCGCTGCTTTCTTATCTCTATCTTGAATTCTTTGCTTTACCTTCTTAATCTTGAGTGGGTCGATGTATCTTACTTCTAGAATACCAGCACCAGGATTTGCGAGGTCTACAACTTTATGATAATATGCACGTCCGTCAATATACCAGTTACGGAAAATCTCGTGCGCTTTCTTATCAAAGTTTAAAAGTTTTTTAATATAGTTAAATTCATTACGAATCTTTCTTTTGATTGGTTCGCCAATTTCTAAGTTAGACAATTCAATCTGCACAGCAGATTGGTCTTCATTACTCACAATAGCTTCGTTAACGATTTCATCAACAGCAGTATCCACCTCAGGATGTAGTGCCATATCACGATAACGCCTAATGAGGTCAAACTCATTACGCGCTACACCTTCGATATCCACATAATGACCGAAGTAGCCACCTGCTACGGTAGCTACTCCATCATCCTGCTGAGGCGGAATCGGGGACTGTCCCTTTGGTTTGGAGACAGCCCCATTAATTGAGAATCCGAATAACTGACTCATTTTTTAGAATATCACTGATACTCTATTTATCAGAGATTGATATCAGCACCCTTGACACCAGCAGCGGTGCCCTTAGTTGCGGTCCAGTATTGTAGTTGGAATTCAACAGTGAAGTCCTCAATCTGGTCGTTGCTATCATATGCAACGTCAATCTGAGATACGTTGGTTGGGAAGCAACCAACTAGAGTGTAGGTTCTTAGAATTGCGCCAGGGTCTGACGAATCTCTTTCTAGTTGCTTGACTGTTAAGTCAACCAAGAAACCAGTGCTGCTACCATCAGGCACCCAAGTTGAAGCATTGTTAGCTTCATGGCGATTCATACCTTCCATCCACTTCTCGAAACCGTGACGGATTTCAAAGTTTCTGTCATTGATAATGGTGGTTGTCCATGTATCGAATGTGCGGTCACCAGCGATTTTAACTGTGCGACCACGGAAAGGTACTTCAATTACACCCAAGTTAGAAGCAGGAAGTGCAGCAGACTTGCAGAGCATGTTTACTGTGTCAAGTGTTGGTGCTTCGCTGCCCATTGCAGATGGGAAGTTAAACTCAACTAGAAATAGATTACTCTTAACACCTTGTTGTACGGTGTTTAAGAATGATTTGATGTTGCTTGTTACAGCCATTGGTGTTTTCCTCTTACGTTAAATGTTTACGAATATCAAACTTGACCAGTTACTTCCTGGAATGAAACTCCAGTCTTAGTTGCAACAAAGGTGATAGTAATGTAGTTAATCGACCTTGCTGGCTTCAAATAGAGGTCAGCAACAAACTCGTTTCTGTCAATGACATCTGGAGTATTGTTTGTTTCGTCACAAACGACTAGGTAATCAGTAACTCCTCTCTTTGCTTGGACCTCTGCCATGTATGCATTGACAGTGGTGAAGAATGAATTTCTGGTTGTGGTATCATTCAATTCAAAGAGCACACCTCTTGCTACCTCACCAACTCTACGCTCAACATTGAGGAAGAGGCGACGGACGTTAATTCTGTCGAAGGAGCTAGGTGTAGACTGTGCAGTCTTGTCACCGAATAGGACAATGCCTTGACCTGGGAAAGAGGTGATAGGATTGATTCTATTGAGATACAATTCGTCTCTGTGAGACTTAGTTGGGGTGTATGCAAGTTTAATTGCATTTCTTAGGTTACCTCTCTGGAGACCTGCAGGTGAATACCAATCTTCTGCGTTGACAGAAGTCTGGACACATAGACCTGCTACGTCACCGTTGCAAGGGATGTAACGATACTTGTCATTGAAACGGTCGTAGATATACTTGTAACCGCTATCAAATACAGCGTAAGAGCTGCTTGGATATGCACTGAAGTGAGAAAGGATTGCATCTCTTTGGTCAGAGACATTTGAGAGTGCAACAAAATCTCTATAAGGTGAGCAGAATGCGATACAATCTTTTCTTGCATCAGCAATCGAAATTGCCTTGAGTTGCTTAGTTTGTGTATCTGTGCCTGGTTGAGCACCAGAAGAGAAGCTACCACCAGATAGAATGAAATCAATGGTGATGTTTTCTACATCGGTAAAGAGGTCTAGAGCAGCAGAAACACCAGAAACAGCAACTGCGTAATCATCAACACCATCAACTAGTGATAGTGACTCAGCGCCAGCAGCGGTTAAAACGTTTGCATAAACATACTTAGATCTTCTGTTGATTACGTTAGGATAGTAATTGGAAGCACCTTCACCATCTACGGAAGTGGTGGATTTAGAAACATATAAGAAAGTTTCTAAGAGAGTGCCAGCAACACCAGAGATGCTACCATCCTCATCAATAACTGCGACGTGGCAATCGTTAGCCGTTGCTGGTGCAGGTGCTAATGATGACCATAGAGCAGTGCCGTGATATGTTGCTGTAGAATAAGCAGCTACGCTACCATCAATAACAGAAACCTTAAGTGAGTTACCTAGTGTACCTGCAGTGCGTGCAGCAAATTTGAAAGTTGATGTTGCTTGTTGAGCTTCAAAATCGCTTAGTGATCTGAGTAATGGATCGCTGCTGTCATCAGTAGCATTCTTTAGATTTGAAGACTCAACTCTTACAACTCTTAACGTACCACCGTATGAAAGGAAAGTGGACGCAACATACCAATCTTCATAGTTATTATCGTTTGGTTTGCCAAACGTCTCAAGCAATTCTTGTTCTGTAGAAATTGTAGTAATGACACCGACTGGTCCTTTTTCAAAAGAACCTACAATTGCTGCGGTGTTTGCCTGTCTGGCAACAGCAACTGCGTTGGTTAAGTCACGCTCTCTTAATACAATTCCAGGTGATACTTGACCCGCCATGTTTATCTCCTTGTAGAAGCATTTTTAATCTACAAATATTTAGGAAAAACAGTATTTCAAATTGCCATTTTTCACATGAACAGCGCAGGAACTGTCTACCAGTCAGGGTATTCCCATTTGTCAAAAATCGTAGATGTTATTCTACTGACAATAATTCTCTTAATAGTGCAGTCCTTACACTCATAAGAATATGAAGATGCTAGATGTTTTTTGTTTTTGCGATACAGATAATACTCAGATAATAAATCTTTCGATTCGCCACAAGTCCTGCATTTCCTTTCACGGAAAAGCAAATTTTCTAAACTGACTTGTGATTCAATATCCATTAGTATCCCAACATATATGAAACATCTGTAGCTACATCACCATATTCATCTAGATGCCAAACATCTCCTTCGGCATCAACAAAGGTAGATTCTTCGTCATCTACTCCATTGAGTATGAAACCAAACGGTGACATGTCTTGCTCAATTTGATTTGCTTGTTCTTCATAGATACGCTTACGAACATCATTGTCCGTCATCTCTCTGAAGTATGGTTGGACTGCCAACCAAGCAAATAAGACGAGACACATCACCAAGTCATCATGGTGACCCTCGTCTGCTTCAAACGATTGATTCTTTTGAATAAAGGTTGTCAATTCAGCAATAATTTCATAATCGTTGATGAGTAGCTTATCATCTTCGATTAGTGTCTTGAGGTTTGAGCATCCTACTTTCTTAGTCACCTTAGACATCTTGAGACCAAGTTGTGACTTAGCACCAGAGAATCCTTGACCAACAACTTGTCCTGCCCTACCTCGCATTGCACACATAAGTATGTTAGGATACTCCAAGTCGTAATGAAGAATGTTTCCTACTTGCTCACCAATGTCGTTAACCTCAATTAAAATATATGCGCTGTTATAACTTCTTCCTACTTGCTCTACAATGTTTGGAAATAAGATTGGTTTAATTTCATTGTTGCGATACTTTGCTACAATTTTCCATGGTAATGTAGTAATATCAAATACGACAAAAGCGGAGTAATCATTGTTAGTTCCGCGGGAAACATCGACAGTCATGATATAATCTTTCTCTGGGTCGGCATTCTCATATACCATCAAACCCTTTTTATTATCAGCAATCGGGTCTTCGTAGACCATAGTGCGTAACTTGGATGCTGAAATGAGAGTGTCAACAGACCCTAGGAATTCACATTCAAATTCCTGTGTAAACTGTCTTTGTGACGTGTTAGCAATTGTTTCTTCTTTCCACTTCTGGTCTCTACCAGGGACCTGTGACCAGTGGACTTCTAGAGGTTTATATCCATTCTTTCCACGCTCAGCATCATGCCAAAGTTTATAAAACATATTCATGCCGTTAGGCGTAGAAATGATAATAACTTTGGTTGTCTTACCAGAGGAGATGGTAGGATATACAGACGAGAAAAACTGCTCAGAGATGTGGTTTGGAATAAACGCAAACTCGTCTAGGAAGATGATGTTAAAAGAGTTACCTCGGACAGATGCAGATGATGTGGATGCGGCAATAATCTTACTACCATTCTCCAATTCCATGGAGCCTCTATTCCAAGCAACGATGCCCATCTGCATCCACTTAGGAATATTCTCATATGCTAGTTGAAGTCTAGACAACAATTCTCTAGCAGTCTCTGCTTTGTTAGCAAGAATTGCAATCTTGACATTATCATTGAACAGGGCATAATGCAACAGATAAGAAACAACCGTAGTTGACTTTCCTGTCTGTCGTGGTAACTTAGCAATATTAAATCTATTGTTATGGAAGTTATCAATAAGTTGCTCTTGGAAATCCCACATTCTAAATGGGACTAGACCTTCATCCAGAGAAACAATCTTGATATAATTCTTGGTAAAATAAACGGGGTCGTCCTTACACTTAATAAATTCAGCAACCTGCTTCTTTGTAAAGTTGATTGCAGTATTAGTTTTCTTTAGATTCGGGTTGCCAAGATATACGGCGTCTGCCATGTCACATCATACTTTCTTCAAAAGTATTTAGTTGGGGTGGTCTTTCTCCAACTCTTCTAAACGCTTCTTCCAAGTGATACCGCCTTCTTGTCCTCTGAGAGGATTGATGCAAGTGTCGTCGCCTAAGTTATTGCAAACTAGACCAGCAAGGTCTAATTCACTCCCTCTGTTTCCTGTGCCCGACCATCGATGCTCACCATTAATCCACACCGCACCGCATTTCGGACATTCCTTCCTGCTGAGGGACAGGTCGGACATTTCTTTATTTTCCATTTAGACTTACCTTGAGACGGTAATCCTATTATATATGGAGAAAAACGTTTGTCAAGCTACATTGTGTTAAGAAATCTTGACCTACCTTATAAATATTCTCTTAACAATTCCACGCTCTGAGTGACTTATTGATGCGAGAATCCTTGTCGTTGGCAGTTTTCTTGCTAGTTAGTTTCTTTTTCATTCCTTTCATTCTAGCGCAGAAGGATGCCCTCCTGGGATTTCCAACCTTCTTGCTTGGTGCTTT